TTTATTTATATTTAAATTTGTTTTCTACGTCCTTTTATGTACGCCGTGCAGGGAAAAGAATAGAACCTATACTCGACGATTGTCCTTGTGGGACACCATGGGAAATTTTGTTGGCATTTAATCATACCCGAGATTTACTCGAGCAAGAAACGACGGATTGATGGCAAAATACCCTTGGGCATTTGCTTTGTACCAATCTTTGGGAATGTGGGTCACTTGTTCTATTTGTGGAAGATTTGAGTCTAAGCGTTTTTCAACATCATCTACCCCCGCAATGGGCATGTCATGTTCAAATACAGTTCGCCAACCTTCAGTGTCCGGGATGATGACTGGTCCATAGGGAAAGTCACTCTCGAGCACAGCACTTTGGAATTCAGCATGACATTTCTTGATTTCTTTTTCAGTCATGTCATATCTGATTGCATCCCATTGTAATGCCGTTTCGGTTGCCAACTGTACCTCGCCATTATGACATCGGTAGTTGTGTTGCCACTCAGATTCAATGTAATTTTGGATTTGGGTCACATCCGCATTCACATTTTCATCCAACGTTTTGAGACAGCGGCTCAACAGCCATCCTTGTCTAAAGTGTCCAGCGCCACGAATCACACCCTTGAGAGTTTCTAATCTTTTCTTGGGTTGGGTTACAGTGTCAAGGCATAATGTTTTTGCTAGGATTTTCCCGACTTTCTGACTCAAATAGAGCTGCGTTTGGTTTGTCCCTTCATGCACTACATCGTAGAAAGGATACATCGAACAAATCTCTGTTTTGCTCAATGCGTCAACCTCATGCCACTCACTCTTCATCTTCCAGCCATGGTTCTTCAAAAAGAAATCCGCTACATACTCTGTCGTAAGTTTCGCATTTCTTGGATCAGAAGGCAACAATATCCAATTATCATCACCCAAAATCATTGCAAAAGTTCGTTCCATTATTTCCTCAATCATATAACCAACAGAGAGTAACAAATCCACGCGGGCCATCATGGTATTAAGACTGTTACGTATCGTAACATCCCCAATTCCTGAAGCCATTCCTCCTTCCCTAGACCATTCAAGTATTTCCCTTGTTCCATTTTCCTCATGTTTACGCACCACGCGAATGTCATACATTTTCTCGATTTCTGTCAAGATATGTTGTGGCACCCGATGTTTTGTATAAACACGATTTACTACCCGTTCAGTGTGTTCCTTAGCCTGATTCGCTTCAAAAGATGAAGCATCAAGTGTTCCAATGTAAGCTTTCAAACCAACAGCATCCAAGCGATCTTCCATACATGCTGATAATTGATCAGCAGGAAGGCCTGAAGCGATTACTGTGTGTTGTCCAGCCGGTTGAAACGGACTAAAGTAGTGCACTAAATTCTTGGTAACTTGGAAATAGAAAGGGTTTACCCGAGTGGCATAAGTTGGATGAACGTTAAAGATCCCACGAAACTTGTTCATGTAACCCTTGTTCAACGCGGTCTCTTTCTTCACAAAGAAACTGTAATTTGTGTTTACATCTTGTCCTTCTTCCAACGCTAAAATACCTTCATTATACAATGTTTCAACTCGGGCTTTGTCATTCCTACGTCCATACTGTGTACTCAACCAATCCCGGGGTTCCTTTAGAGGTAACCGTTCAAGAAGGGCATCATGCTCAGCTTGTGTAGGTAACAATTTGTCCAAATTGTCCCATGCATAATCAAGGTGTTTTGTTTGTCGTGAATCCAAATGCTCGTTACCGTCATACAATCGATGAATCTGTGCAGATTTTATCGATGCAGGGGCACCAGTATCAGGATGAAGAGCGACTCCCAAGCGTCGTGATAACACATAGGGAGTACGACCCCTTTTGACAGGGCCCGACAAGATCATCTGTTTTGGCTTTCTCATGAATTTCATTGATGTGCGCGACAATACATCTTGATATTCATCCCTTGCTGCTGTACTTGTTAGACCAGAATCCGCTTCAATTTGTGCGTATAGAGATGCTTCAGCTCGCAGAGTTTTTGCTACTTTCGTTGCAACTTTACAGGCATCGGCTCTCACTACTGCTTCATCAAAGACTTTCTTAGGATCAGCCGCGATTAAGAAAGGAGTGACTACCGTCAATTCCTTTGCTATATCTTTGGCTTTCTCAGAAACACCTTGATCACAAATCGGGGTTGAATGCTCAGAACAAAGTTTCTGAGCGACTGGGGTCAGGTTAGCAGCCTCACTTTTGAACACGGTCTTGGATCCCTTAGAGAAGGTTTCCAACTCACCAATTACTACTTTGGTTTTGCTATTGGCTATAGAGCCATCGTTCACTGCAAGTTGATCCGCTTCACTGCTGAAAAGATTGTGAGTTTTGATGCCCACATTTTCAATCTTTTCACCCAAACTAGTGTCGCGCCTTACAGCTCTACCGAAATCCATCTTCGCAATCTCCTCAGCATACAATTCAATAATCCCTTGGGATTCATTGTATTCCAACGCGCAAGAAACGAACGCCAACGTCACTGAATTCACAAAGATCTGTGGATAATTCAGTAAATTACGTAAGGCACTAGACGTAATAGTCTTGTCTACCTGACGCATCGCTGACATCGCTTGTCGATAAGTTGCAGCATCTGGTTTCTTACCCATGAGGTACTCAGTCTTACAATGATTGTACAGTGGCATAAACACCTCGAAAGGGTTTGTGTCACGTGTCCAAGTCAAAAGACCAAGCTTTCCTACATGAGGTTTCTTCAAACGCATAAAACTAATCGTTCCTGCTGGTATGAGTTCAGGTTCTTTTGGTTTTGTCACTTCGTTTTCTACGTCATGATCAACCAGACAGAACCTATACGCATTCTGAGTTTTCCCTTCCCTGAACAGGGACCAACACAAGGTTACTGAATTTGTTGTGCCATCATTCGCCGTGATTACTTCCTCGTGGGTTGAATTTTCTGTGAGCCAAGATAGGTTGTTGTGTGTGTATGAGAACGAATTCCCATCCACACACATCACCACCTGTTCACCCACTCGATGCCACTTCGCACCAGGGAATTCACCTTGGTCCTTAGTTTTATCAAACGTATGAACAGATGCCCAAGCAGCACGCCGCTTGGTCCTTAACATAGCCCTGATCAAATCACCAGGAGTAATGTAATACAACGAATGTATTAACATCAAACAATCCACCTTGTCAGGGAATCGAGATTTTTGAAGGGTTTTCTTTTCAAAATTCTTTCGTAAATAGTGGTCTGGAGAACGTTGTTGTATGTGTTCTTCATAGACCATGTTCCTCATGGCATCACTTCCTGTGATTGTTGGGTTACATGAAAAATATTCAACCGTGGATTGGTTCTTTTTCCGTCTCACAGCATTAATACTGTCAATGGTTCTAGACTCTCGTGTGATGTTTCCTGCTACATCCAGCACTGAGGTCATGCCCGCATCGAAGATATTTTTAATGATATCTTGATTCAGAAATTTCCGCTCCATATGCAAACAACCATGCGAGTTGTGTGATTCAGTTGGGTATTCTTCCGCAAAACAACCAGGATAAAATGGTATGAGTTCCGTGGGGGGGTTGGGAATATTCATTCGCCGTGACAGATTGTATTCATAAATCCAGGGTTTCCTTGAGTCAAAATAGACTAATTCTCCGTGTAATCCGTATTCCTTTTGTCGTTTGCCAGGAACTATTGTTCCTTTTCCTTTGTTGGTACCACTTGGTACCTGGGTTTTTGCAACTATTGTTGCGCTTTTTCCAGCCTTGGCTGAGGGCGCGGAGGCCCCGGTCGCTTTTGTCGATTTTTGAGTCTTTTGATTCATCGTTTTGGGCATTCTTTTGCCGGTGCAGATTTTTG